GATAAAACTGGATTAGGTTATGCATCTGCATTTGATAGAATCAATGTTCGCCGCTTGTTCCTTACAATTGAGCAAGCACTACAAAGAACTGCTCAGGCTCAGTTGTTCGAATTGAACGATGAAATTACTAGAGCAAACTTTATCAATATTGTTGAACCATATCTACGTGATGTCCAAGCTAAGAGAGGTGTTTATGACTTCCTCGTAGTTTGCGATGCTACAAACAATACTCCTGACGTTATTGATAATAGCGAGTTTAGAGCAGACATTTATCTGAAGCCAACCAAATCCATTAACTATGTAACTCTTACCTTTGTTGCAACCCGCACAGGTGTAAGTTTTGAAGAAGTTGCTGGCAGAGTTTGATTAGATAAATTAATTACAGAAGGAGGACTCAAAAATGGCTACGTACAGAACTATTACAGGATTTAAAGCCGCCCTTTCCGGGGGCGGTGCAAGACCTAACCTATTTGAAGTAAGCATCCCCAACTTCCCTGTTGGTGGTTGGGATGATATTGAATTCAACTTTATGTGTAAGGCAGCAGCACTGCCTGCTTCAAATATGGCTCCAATCGAAGTTCCTTTTAGAGGAAGAATCTTTAAGGTTGCTGGAGACAGAACATTTGATACTTGGACCGTTACTGTTATCAATGACGAAGATTTCATCTTAAGAAGTGCATTTGAAAGATGGATGAACCTGATGAGCAAACTTGATAACAACACTGGTGCAACCAATCCAGCGGCTTACATGGTAAATGCCAATGTAAGTCAACTTGGAAGAGGTGCTTCTCGTGGAAGATTCTCAAATGACAATGATCCATCGGTAGATGTAGTTGCTGGTGGTGGCACTGTTCCATTGAGAACATATCAATTTATTGATATTTTCCCAACTAACGTATCTGCTATTGACCTTTCATATGAAAGTTCAGATACTATTGAGGAGTATACAGTTGAATTCCAAGTTCAATACTGGACTGCTGGAGCTGTTACTGATCAAACTGGCGATCTTATTGAGTGATAAATAATAAAGATAAGATCTTTAATTTTTAATTATGGCAAAACTTTTTGGTTTTTCTATCGATGATAGTAAGCCAGAATCAAAAACAACACTATCCCCCGTTCCCACTAATAGTGAGGACGGGGTTGACCATTATTTGAGTTCTGGTTTTTTTGGTACGACTATAGATATTGAAGGTGTCTATAGGACTGAATCAGAACTAATTAGAAAATATAGAGAGATGGCACTTCATCCAGAAGTGGATAGTGCTATCGAAGATATTGTTAATGAAGCAATTGTTTCTGATTCTGATGATGCTCCAGTTCAAATTGAGTTGTCAAATTTAAATGCTAGTGAAGGTCTTAAAAAAAGAATTAGAGAAGAGTTTAAATATATTCTACAACTATTAGACTTTAATAAAAAGTGTCACGAAATTTATAGAAATTGGTATATTGATGGTAGACTTTATTATCACAAAGTAATTGACCTTAAAAATCCAGTAGAAGGAATTCAAGAGTTAAGATATATTGATGCTCTGAAAATAAGATATGTAAGGCATCAAAAGAAGGATAAAAATAATTTTATTGGCGCAAATAATAATGCAAATTTAGCGTTTCCTCAAATAGAAGAGTATTTTGTTTATACTCCAAAAGGAAATACTAAGAGCGCAAGTACTTTATCAAATACATCTTTCACAGATGGAAATATAAAATTTGCAAAAGATTCAATTGCATATTGCACATCTGGATTAGTTGACAGAAATAAAGGAATTTGCCTTTCTTATCTGAATAAAGCAATTAAGTCACTCAATCAACTCAGAATGATTGAAGACTCTTTGGTAATCTACAGATTGTCAAGAGCACCAGAACGTAGAATTTTCTATATTGATGTTGGCAATCTTCCAAAGGTAAAGGCAGAGCAATATCTTCGTGATGTTATGATGCGTTATCGTAACAAACTTGTATATGATGCAAATACCGGAGAAATCCGTGATGATAAGAAGTATATGAGTATGCTTGAGGATTTCTGGCTTCCAAGAAGAGAGGGTGGTAGAGGGACTGAAATCACTACACTTCCTGGCGGTCAAAATCTTGGAGAGTTGACAGATGTAGACTATTTTAAAAAGAAACTATATCGCTCACTGAATGTTCCACCTACAAGAATGGAAGGTGAAGGTGGATTTAACCTCGGTCGTTCTTCAGAAATTCTTCGTGATGAACTTAAGTTCACCAAGTTTGTTGGTCGCTTGAGAATGAGATTTTCAAATATGTTTAATGACATTTTGAAGACTCAACTCCTTCTTAAGAATATTATTACCCCAGAAGATTGGGAGCAAATGCAAGAACATATTCAATATGACTTCTTGTATGACAATCATTTCTCAGAACTTAAGGAAGCAGAACTTATTACAGATAGACTTAATCTTGTAGCAACTGCAGAACCATATATTGGAAAGTATTATTCTCAAGATTTTGTAAGGCGTAAAATTCTTCGCCAAACAGATCAAGAAATTATTGATCAAGATAAGCAGATTGAATATGAAATTGAGAATGGAATTATTCCAGATCCAAATGCTCCACCACCAGAAGAAATGGGAGGAGACCCTGGAATGGGAATGGACTTAGGTGCTCCAGTCACAGATCCAGAAGAAAGTTCAGCAGTTGTTGAACCTCCCAAGGGTGGAGAGATATAAATAGCATTATTGTAATTTAATTATTAACAATGGATAATCTTGTAGATATGATTGTTTCCGATGAATCAGCATCGGATATTAGTGACAAAATCAAAGAGATTTTGTTTACAAAGGCATCTGAAAGAGTGGATTCACTAAGACCTCAAGTCGCATCCACTCTCTTCAACGACGAAACTGAAACAGAAGAATAAAATGCCATATATTCGTCACGACGAAAATAATAATCCAGTATCCCCCCAACCAGGATTTACAACAATAACTGGTTTTGCTTCAACGGAAGGGTGGTCCACAGTATCTTATGAAGATTGGAATGTTGATTATATTGCATATGATTATAACAGTCCAGCTGGGATAGGAACAAGAACTCCTGCAGTATATCAAAGACACGATTGGAACAATAATCCAATTAGTGTTTCTGTATATCAAAGACATGATGAAAATAATGTTGCGATATACACATAATAAATATAAGTAACGAACCAATAAAAATCGATGAAACTCATTAGAGAAGAAATAGAAAAAGTACAGGTTCTTACCGAAGAAAAAAACGGTAAGAAAAATCTTTTTATTGAAGGCATTTTCCTACAGAGTGAGTGCGTAAATCGTAATGGTAGGATGTATCCTTTTTCGATTATGCAAAAGGAAGTTAACAGATATAATGAAAGTTATGTCAAAAAAGGAAGAGCACTTGGAGAACTTGGTCATCCAGATGGTCCAACCGTAAATCTGGATAGAGTTTCTCACAAAATTGTTGCTCTTGAGCAGAAAGGAAATAATTGGGTTGGAAAGGCACAAATCCTTTCAACTCCAATGGGTAAGATTGCAGAAGCACTTTTATCTGATGGAGTTTCTTTAGGAGTTTCTTCTCGTGGTATTGGTTCGCTAAGAGAAAATAACAAAGGTTATAAAGAAGTCGGTGAAGATTTTATGTTAGCAACTGCTGCTGATATCGTTGCAGATCCTTCCGCACCTGACGCTTTTGTTCAGGGAATTATGGAAGGAAAAGAGTGGGTATGGGAAGGAGGAATTCTTCGTGAAAAATATGCACAACAAACTATGGATCAAATTAACACATTTTCATCTCAAAGAAATTTAGATGAACATAAGGTTGAATTGTTCCAAAATTTCTTAAATTCCCTGTAATAAGTGGAATTTATCATTTTATAAATAAATATAGATTTAAGTACAGGTAAAACGGAGAGTTCAAATGTCTCGTGGAGATTTACAAGAAATGGAAGTAGGCACTAAGCAATCCAGAACCGCTGTAAATGCTAATGCAAAACCAGCTGGTTCTGCAGATGCTGATGCATCTGGAGTTTCAACTCCTGG